ACTGACACTACAGACACTTCAAATAGTTCCGCGTCTTTTATTTTGTACCCGTCGGTATCAGTCATATATTCAGAGTCTTTACATCTGAATCCAACTGAAAATGCTCCGAGGACACCATCTTTCACCAAATGAGTAATGTCACCTGCGGCTTTTGATATCTTTGCAGTTATCTCTAAACCTTTGTCTGTGACTTGTAAATCCGTTGCTCTACCGATAGGTTTGTTATAATCATGGTTAAAAAGTATAATTGGATTACCTTTAAAGTTTTCCAATCCGCCTTTCATCCATGCTTCGCTTTCGATTATATCTCCAGCTCTATCTAGTGCATTTGTACTTGCAGAACCTTTGATGTTTATTCCACCATCGTCGGTTTCGCCTAAAGATTTAAAAGTACTCGTCCATTGATAAATTTTATTTGACATCTTTTTTCTCCACTTTCACAGTCTTTTTAGGAGCAACTTTCTTAGGTGTTACCTTTTTAGGTGCTACTTTAACTGGCTCTGGCAAAGATACTGGATGTCTTTTTGCTACATACGATAAAATTCTATTCCAGCTACCGATTTTTCTACGTAAAACGTAGTCAAATACTGGAACATCGTTACCATATGATTTGTATTCAGCTAGTGTCATACTCTCAACGCCTTTTGACGCCATGAAGTCTGAAAAAGCCTTTACCATCATATCTTTTGTCATAATTATTCTTCCTCGCTTGGCGGTGTCTCTTCTGGTCTGCCGCCTTCTTCTGGGTTTGAGGCTGAACCTGCGATATTCGCAGGAACTCTTGGTTTATCAAACCCTGGTATTGTTTCAAGTCTCAACGCCTCCCTTGCTTCATTCGGTGTCATTATACCTGTGTTTACAAGTGTGGCGTAATAGCCTGCTTGATCTCTTAGTTCTGGTTGAAGAGCAGGTATACCTGATACGTTCTCATCAAGTTTGAAACCGAAAAATCTCTCGAAAGCATACGCTATTTTGTTTGTAATAGGTAGTATGGTTTCTAAATAAAATAAACGGTGGTTTGGTCTTAAATTTGCATTATTACCACTATCCATTAAAATCGGTGGAATACCTAGAGCTTTTAAGATTATCTTTTCATTGGCTGCAATGCCTTCTTGAAAATCCAAATCTTTAAAGCTTACTTCTGTAAGGTTTTCTACACTTAATCCACCATCTAAAAATAGTGGCCTTCTGCCGCCTGACTGTGGATTGTATCTAGCAACCCAAGCCTGTAACATTCTTTCCTTAATTTTCTCGGAAAGAGTGTTTGGTGATTTTAAAACTAACCCTGGAACTGCTCCATTTTTGAAGAAGTTATCCTGGAATCTTCTCATACTACCTAGTAGCTGCATAGTTCTAAATGCTGGCTTTAATCTTGGTATTCCTCTATAAATAGATTTAAATGAGTTTTCTTTGATATGTATAATTTCATCTGGACTGTAATCTATACTATTGTCATAAGAATATTTTTCTACATATTTATTCTCGTCACTATGTATAGTTACGTGTTCTGCTGGAAGATGATACAGATGTGCACCATCAAAATATACAAAGATATTTCCATCAATCAGTAAGTCTATCAAAAGATTTCTTTTAAATGTGCTTATATCTTGAAATGGATTAGGTTCTGTATTTAATAGTAAGTCTACTCTACTTCTTCTAATATTTTTTACTACAGGATTCGTGCCTACTATTTTTTCTCCAACATCAAATGGTATCTCAGCTGAGTCGTCCACTATCATGTTGACTGCTCTGTTTACTATTTCAAGTTGTTCGTATGCGTTTCTATAGTTATGTACGACTTCTTGAGACTGAATAGTTGTGCCTTGGTCTCTAGATATGACATACTGCGCAGGATTAGCTTTGTCCTCGTCTTGTGTGCCTAAAAATCTATCATACCATGCCATATTTGTCTCTCTGTATCTCGACCCATCTTTGTTGTTTTTTGGCTGTTACTAGCTTTGGGCGTTTTCCGTATATGCCATGTAATCTTAAATGATGATTATGACATAATGTAACAGCATGAGTATAAACTTTGTCTTCGTTTTCTGCTATAAAGTGTTCTCGAAGTTCTAATATTTCGTTTTCTGTTTCAATGGTGATCTTGTTTTCTTTCATCCACCATTCTAGTAATTCAGTTAATCCATAAAAATGATGAAAGTCTAGTTTCTCCGTACTTCCACAAATGTAACAATGCGTGTCTTTTTTATATTTAGACTTAGCCTTGTCACGAACATATTTAACTAAATCTCGTTTTAAATCCATAACTTTACTTGTATAATAGAATTTTATCAAACTTTCAAGCTAAAGTCAAGAACTATTTTTTGAAGGGGTAATTAGAAACTAGTGACGCTTGTCTCGAACGAGTATAGTGCATAGCGAAGGGCATCTGCCATGTGAGATGCCATGTTGTGTTTGGGCTTTTCTTTTAATAAGTTAGGGTTTGGATCCCACTGATACTGGTCAAGAGAAGCCAGGCTTTCTTTACATGCCTGATGTACTATTAGTTTATCATTGTCTACTATACCTGCAACCTGTCCGATGCCGTCTAGTACTGACTTTTTAGCGTTAATAGTACTGATGTCGTAATTTTGTGCAAAGTCAAATCTTGTTTGCTGAGCAGCAGAGTCAATGTAGATATAGTCTATATCCCATTTATGAATAAGTTTCCTTATTTCTATAGCGTGCTGTTCTGTTGTTCTTTCTGCGTCTAGATACTCATCGAGCAAGTAATATTTGTCTGCATCCCAGTCGTATGCGATTACACAAAATGCTGTAGGATCTTTGTACCCTACGTCCATACCTGCAAATACATCCATTTTGCTTGTTTCTATCTCCGATAAATCTGCTACACATTCTTCGTGGCTAAATGCCCATACTTGACCTTCAAATACATTGAAGTCTGCCATGTATTCCTGATTAAATTCAGATTCAGACATGGTTTTTCGTGCTTCGTCAATATCTTGGTCAGATATACGAGGGTTTTCATGGTAAGTTGCTTTTATACTACACCATTCTGGAAACTGGTCTGAGAATCCTCTTTGCCAAAACTCTGCAAACCAATTGTTTCTACCCCTTGGAGTAGATATAAAGAGTGCTTTTGAGTTTTCTTTATCTAGTGTGGGCCTGAGCGCAACATTGAAAGCATCCCTCCCGTCAACGAGAGCGGCCTCGTCGAATATGATGAGATCATAAGACCTACCCACAACTGAGTCAACTTGGTTAACAGAACCCATACGTATCGTAGAGCCATTGGAAAGTTCAATAACTTTATCTTTTGCATTATCTCTTGTGACCTCCAAGTCAAAATGCTTAATCAATCCTCTTTGTAGTTCAAAAGATATCTGAGAAAGCGAGTAGTTAGGTGACATTAGTAGAACATTAGAGCCTGGCACTAAAGTTATTAATTGACCTATTATATTTGCGATATAAGTTTTACCTTGCCTACGTGAAACTGCGGCAGTAATAAAACGATATTTGGGATTGTTGATTGCATTGATGATTCCATGCTGTGAAGTGTTTGGTGTAATTCCGAGTAAGTTCATATACCCATCAATAGGTAATTTTATAAATCTTCTATCATCAAACTTCATTAAGCTGTCTGATAGTATGTCTGTTCTGCTAATTTGTATCAATGTATTTTCTCGTTTTCAAATAAAAAGTAACTTTCTTCTTCTTCTAGTATTCCAAAGTCTTTTGCCTTTTCATATAAGTAGCAGTAGGAAGCCGATAGTTGTTTCAGTTTTTCTTCTGACGGTGTTAAGTCTCTTCGTTTTTCGGTATGTAGTACTTGTGCTAAGAATTTTCCTGCATGTACTTGTCCCTCATCTAACCATAGTAATCTTCCGTCTTTTTCTGGTGCGCTCATCTATTCTCCTATATGTATTAAGTCATTTGATATGTGGTCGTTGTGTCTAGGTGGAAGATATGGCCATTTCATATATTCCCAGGCAACACTATACCTGAAATCTCTACTAGTATTCTTATAACATCCATGAATTAGATTGGGATGAAAAAATACTGCAAAAGGCTCGTCTAATTCTACGTCTACAATGTTTACTTTTGGGTTTAAGTTTATCCACTGAAAAACTCCATGAGAGTGGTTCTCGTGTTTAAATACTCCTTTAGTATGTGAACGAGGTACTACTCGTAAACACCCATTTTCTTTAGTTGCTCCATTAACAAATACATCACAACTTACTAATCTATCGGGAATAGCATCAATATAAAAATTATCTTGGTGCCAGTCTACTGAAAAACCTACTTTAGGACACATTGGAAAAAATTTAGAGATGTAAGTACCTAAACTAGTTGTCTTTAGTAGCTTTTGAGCTACTGATACTAACTTTTTATGTCTACCTAACTCTTTTAATTCTTCTGAATAAGCCATAGCACCCTGTAATTTACAAGGATTTGTAGGACTGTTCCATATCCACTGGTCATTTTGCGCCGAAAACGTCTTAGACTGGTCTGTCAAAGTTTTACATGTACGGTTGAGCTCTCTATGCTCCTCTTTTGATAGAAAGTTTTTTACTACTACGTAGCCTTCTAGACTAAATTTGGATATATCGTAATTCATTTACCATTTTACTTTGTTTGCCCAGTATGCGGCTGACATTTTACCTCTTGCTATGTTCTTTCTGTGTCTTGCTTTAAAACTTTTTCGCTTCATCTTCATTCTACGAGACTCTCCAGCTTTAGGTTTACCTGCTGTCTTAGCTCCTTTCTGTCCAAAACGAATAGTTTTAACTTTACCACCTACTTTTGCCACTACTATGTGTGACTTTGTTTTATGTCCAGGTGTTCTTTTAGGTTTATTAAACCCTCTAACCCCTGCTCTCTTTAATCTTGGGTCTCTTTTCTTAGGCATTGTGTTCTCCCTACATTACCTGCAATACAGTACCTAACAAATCCATTTAAATTGGGTTGAGTACTATGTAATACATCACTTTTAAAAATATATAAGTCTCCTTTTCTAGGAAACTCTGTTTTACAAAAAGTGGGATTAGCTTTATCATGGAATAGTAAAGCTCCTGTCTCGTTAATGTCATGTAAATAATAACAAAAAGAGTATTCAGGAGTTACTTGATTGTTACCAACGCCACCTGATGTATGATTATGAATACCTGTGTATTCTCCAGCCTCTTGAAACGTAGCCCATAAATTAATAATCTTATAATCTATAGGGAACTGTTTCTCGACTAGCTCACAGAACTGTGTAAACTCTGGTTTCTCTTGTAAGAAAGTATTAGTATGTCTAGGATTAACCTTTGACACCTTAAATCCAGAGTTTTTATACTTCTGTATACTGTGTGTTATACCAAGAGTATCTATGTTTAAGTTAATCTTGGTAAAGGCCACTATCTACGTCTCTTCATTATCCTACCAACTCTTGCTTTTTTCGCAAAAGTTGCTTTTCTAGGTGATTTTGTTTTGCCGAACCTTGGTCCAACTCCTTTTGGTGCCGCACCATAGAAGCCACCAGCGCCACTCATTGGGCTTTTTGTATTAACAAAAGTTCCAGCTGCTGCATTCATGTCTCTGGTAACACCTATCTTTAATCTGTGTTTACGGATTTTCTGAGTACCGTGTTTACCAGTAGGGCCACTTAAAAATTTAGCCATTCTTTTCTCCTATAAGCTGTTTAATACGCTTATCTCGAAAGGTACACTTGTTCATTCTTGTGTATTCTTTCAGTTTCTTTAATCTTTGTATGTGTCGTTTTTTGTGAAGTATTAACTTTGCAGTTTGTAGTTCCAATCCGTGTAGACGTTCTACTGTTTGTAGCAATCTGTCTACCTTTTTTGGATTCACTTTTTACGTCTCCTTGTTGTTTTTCTTTTTCTTTTTACAAAGGTTGCTACGTTTCTTGGTTTTCCTCCTGGATTACCTGCTTTTCGTTTTCTCGTAACTGCAGAACGTTTCTGAGCTGCTGTCATTCTTCTAGCTTTACTTGCTGGTACACATTTAGGATAACCTCCTTTTCCTCTTGCGGACTTTCTTCCACAAGGCGGATGTCCTCCACCTTTTCTCTTACGAGAAATATCTACCCAACCTTCTTTAAACCATTTAGTTAATCCACCTTTTGGTTTTGCCATTATTTTCTCTTACGTCCAGTACCCATACGATACCTTCCGCCTTTGGCTTTGTAAGTTTTTACTAGCCATCCATTTGCATATGCTGATGGATATACCTTGAACTTTCTTTTTGCCTGTGCTTTAACCCTTGCGTATAGTGCAGGATTGGTAGGTACAGGTCTCTTTTTTGCCACCTTCCTTTTTGTTTTTCTTTTTCTAACTGCCATAATAAAAGTGTAGAGCTCCCCACTCATAACTGAAGAAGAGAACTCTACGTAGGGTATTAACCTATTTGTCCTTGGCTTTCCACACGTTCAATGCGCACCAGTCCATAATCATGTAAACTTTTTTCATTAATCCATCATCCACTGGAGTTGGAGTAATAGCTGCTACAAACGAGCAGACAGTTACGATTACGGGAACAACAGATATCAATTTTCCAATTAGTATGAAAAAATCTATCATATTTCTCTCCTCAGTCCTTTCCGCTCTTTCGAGCAAGACTGCTTTACCACATATTTTTAGCCGTTGTGGTTACTATTCGGCTTAAATACGTTTGTTACTTTCTTGCCACTTTTTATTTCGGCTGCAACAAACTTATCCTTAATGTCGACTTTACCGTCTCCATTTAAGTCTTTAGGGTCTTTGCCCCTAATTATATTCCAAATTCTTTTAAACATTTATTTCTCCTAAAGGGCGGATTGGAGACCCCTCGATTTATTTCCGTGTCATGAAATTTACTTCATGCATTTTTGCTTAGTATAAGGTCATCCAATCCTAAACTTTTGAATAGTAATCATTACATATTGTACACTTAAAAGAACAAGGTTGTACCCTTTCTCTATACTCTGTGTTATCCCAAGGATGTGTAAAATCTTGGGGATTATGCATCGTTACTTGTTGCACTTGTAATAACGGTCTGGTGTCTACTTTATTGTTGTGTAGTGCCCATCCTAGTGCTAGTCCCTCTCCTGAAGAAACTCCGGGATAAGGATTCGTTTGTTCTAGAGATTGCTTTTTAAATATAGGCTCAATCTCTACTAAATCTTTTCTAACTTTTTTCGCTTTCTCTGGTGTCAT